CAGAACCCCCAGACGTATCCACCCATACCAATCCCTCAGTGATAGAGACAGCAGGAGCTGATGTGCCTGTATGGATTGCGTTGACCGCTGCGTCAACCGACGGGAACGACTGCTTTACAATTTTTTTGATTAATCTAAGCTGGTCATCTCCCTGGCTAACAGGATCGCTCGCTGTCGGATTTGTGATTACAAGATCATTGACGTAATCGCCAGTTTCTAAACTCATTAGTAATATCCGCTCGTGTTGTAGACTCGTAATTCAGAACCCGAGAACTGATCTTTTGAATCCTGTTCTTCCAGGTCCGCCATTCCTTTTTCAAATCCCATGCCCCAGGTCCCTACTCGTTGGTCGTTCATCAGGAACGGTTCAGCCTCAACAAGACTGCCGTAGAGGAAGAGATCAGGGTTTGCAGTTAGGCACCAGTTGGTTGGGGCCGCATCGGAGAGGGTCGGGACTTTTTGGTAGTACACCATTTCACAGGTGTAATAAGAGGCCGGGACAGGACCGAATAAAATATGGCCTGCCGACATCGTATAGACAGAAGGGATACCAGAGGTGCTGCCTGCTTTTACGCTGGTCAGTATTTCCGGTGAGACATATTTCAAAACGTACAGGGTAGACACACCTGTTGATAACGTGGCACTTGCCGTCCAAGTCGTATAGATCTGGTCAACAGTTGAAGCTGTGACATGCAGGGCTGCCGTTGTGCTGTTAGCTGCCCTGGTGCAACCCGTCAGCGTATTGGTTGATTTCCCGGTATAGGTAATCTGCTCTGTTCCAATCAGTATGGTTCCGGTATTGGTAAAGTCAGTGCCGGAGGTTAAAACAATAGTCTCCACCGAGTCCGAGATTTCACCGTTCAGAGTCGTGGTCGCAATCTTGTCCGAGGAAAACTTTATCCCCCGCATCTGTAAATAATCTGTCGGCAACGCTATGCGCTTAGACAGACCAACCATCGTATGCTGCACGACAGTTTCCATTGGACGGACGCGGAGCTTTCTATTTATCCTCGCCTCTGCCAGTTGGATGAAGGCCGGAATCTGCGCTGTTAAATCACTCCGATCCAGCCAGGATGCAACCTCGGTCTGCAGCTCAGAGTAGTTAGTAAAAGCCACTATTATTCTGTCAGTTCAGAAACGTAAAGTGTGCCGCCTGCGGACACCTGTATCGCTGCTAATTTTTCACCACCAGTCACATGGACGTAATGCGGCCAATCTTTCAGAATAAACATTCCGTTAATAGCCGTTGCGGTGGGAGTGCCAGCACCTGGCAGGACGTAACAGTTTTCAGTGGACACAAGCTGGACAACACGACACTGGGCATTAAAGCCAGAGGATGTTGCCGCAGATGTCCCGCTGACCGTGACGGTTTGGGTAACACCTAATGGACGATTTGCCATAATCATATTCTCGTAGGGGAAGTTCTTAAAAATTTGTTGTCAGGATCGTTGAGATACTTGGCTAACAAGCGGCGATCTTTGCTGAAGTCTTTGTAGGACAAACCGGTCTCCTGCAACCATCGTTCAAATATTGTTGGGGGGATGCGGGCCGTATGGTGCATCGTTCCCATTTTTCCAGGCATCAGTTTTCCGAAATCGTTAAGTTGACGTTTGTTTGCTTCCAAAATTGGAGCAACGTCTTCAATCGTATCGATAGTTATTGAACCGTCTGGTTCCACGATGAAATTATTTGTGCGACCTTGGAATCTATCTAAAAAATAGCGTTTCATAAGAAATAGGTATCCGATTCACCAACGTTATTAGCGCCTGGGTGTTTCCATTGCTTTTGGTATTTGGCCTTTTCATCGGCCGCTTTCAACGCATCTTTTAACTTCTTTCCAAACTCTGTTTTTTTCTTTTCTGGCTTTTTCTTTGCCATCTCATCTCCAAAAGATCAGGGGGCCCGAAGGCCCCCGTCACTTAGTTTTTTACGATAGGTCTGCTACCACACCGCTTGACGCTTCATTTTTGGCTTTAAGGCCATATTCCACGACAATTTGACGTTTCTGTGCATCACCCGTTTTCCCTAACTCCTCGATTTTCCAGGGGCGCAAATAACTAACGCTCCAAAAATCAAAATCGACAAGAAAAAGATCGCGCCCAGCAGTTGAGCTAGAACGACTCGCGCCGTCATAACCTAACCACAGGTCTGGCACCAACTTAAAAGTGCCAAAGTCGCTACATTAATGTTCAGTCAAGGTCGTTAATCCTGACTCGTTTACTCAGCTAATCATTCAACTGATTAGATCGGACCATATCTTCACCCCATTGGGGGCCGGGTGCTTCGGGCAACTTTGCCCTACTCCTTTCGGATGGCCTCTACACCTTCCTCTTACGAGGCTCGGCACGGTATTACCCTTTCTGGGCTTCCACCGTTTTCTCCCGGTTTGCTTCTGCTAATTTCTTAACAGTGACGCTAGTGCTTAACGTAAACATCAATTGCGGCTACCATCGACGCCGGACTATCACCACCAGAATTGTTATAAATCTGGCTGATTGGCGTTGATGTTGCAGCAAAACCCGAAAACGTCTGCTTTTGAGAAGTTCCCAAAAGGATCGTATCGGGGTGACCACCATTATCAAAACACGACTTAGCTACTGCTTGCACCATCGCTTCCGTTACGGTGCGCCGGGTGCCATCAGTCGCCGCAGCTCCAGACGCATTGTTAGCGCCAGAAGTGCCTAGTGATGTGTTTGTGGTGAGCCAGGCTCTCATGCCGGCTGTTGCACGGGCAGCAGCTGTGTCGCTACCACCTGAGCCCTTGCCAGCACTGTTTGCCGTGTTACCGACTAGCATTGCTTCCATATCTCGCTTAATGCTTTTTGAGCTTTTAGCGAGTTGGTCTTTATTTTCAAACGGGGTCGTTAATCCCGTCCCGTCATTGACTGCTGCATATTTCTATGCAGAAAAGACTATGTCATCCACTCAGTAAGTGGCTCCGCGCTTCGGCCCACTTGGGCCTACTCCTTTCGGATAGTCGTTGCACCTTTCCTTTCGGACTTGGCTCAAAGTTTCCCTCGGCTTTACGTTAGGGGTTCCTTTGAATTCACGGAGTTATTCAATCACTATCGCTAGTGAAGGGCGCTACCATTTAACGCCAATGCTGTCTTACGTCCAGCCCAGTCTACTGCGTCAGCAGTACCTGAACTGATGATTACAGATTGTGAAATCTGTGTGTAAGAAGTTATGAGGGTTGGTTCTGTCGGTGCAGATCCAGCCGCCTCATTACCTTCCAATGCTCTGTTGCCAGAGGTACCTCCCGATGGTGCAGCAATTGTATCGGTCTGCCAGCTAAATACAGTATTAGAAGCAGTGTCCTTACCGCACCCTGAGAGAAAGGGCAGTTTTGTTATCGCAGATCTTTTAATCCCCTGCTTCCATTCCTTTCGGATGGCTCAGACTATTTCATCAACTCAATAAGTTGCTCCGCGCTCGTGTCGTTCCATAATCCGCGTGGGATCGTGTACGTTAGTCGTTGAACCTTCACCACATTGCTGTGGCGCTTGGCTGCAGATTCCCTTATTAAAACTTAGGGTTCCTGCAATTCACGGAGTTCACACTTATACGTCACCGCATAAGGGACCAATTTTCTCAGTCTCCATTGGTGAAATGTTGTAAATCAAATCACCAAGGTCTTCCCGAATACCAATGGCCGCCAGATCACCGTCGCTCACGTTATAAGTGAGCCTAGTGTTTGTGGCTGCTGCCATAAGATGTACTCTCCTTGAGTATTATCCGAGTAAGTCCTCAAACGCTGCAGCCGCGTCGTTGACGTGACCGGTTTGCTTGAGGCGCGTTATTTTTGCGGTACGCTTTTTCTTTCCTTGAGCTTGTTTATCCACACCTTGACCTGCACGGATGACCTTGGGTTTGCCTCTGACTTTCTTGCTCTTAACATCAGAGTTTTGAATTTGGTCATACAGCATTGCTTTCCGCAAAACCATTAGGCTGCGGTGGTCAACCAAAGAGTTGATTTCATCATCAATGTAACCAACAGAGTTTGCATAGACGCGTATCTTGTCCGCGAGTTCTCGCTGCTTATCAGGTTCCGCCCACTCCGGTAGAGCCGAGGCCATTGCCTCGTTTTCCCGATGTAGAGCTTCCTGATGTGCGCGATGTGCCTCTTGGTTTTGTAACGCGGCCACTCTCTGCTGCTCATGTTGAGCGCCCTGGATTTTCTCCTGGGCTTCTCTGAAATCTTCCTTGCGTGTGACATACTCAATTGGGTCCTGTTCTTTCAAGGCTGCCCAATCAACGTTTGCCCACTCGCCAAGGTTTGAGTTTTCAATTACTCGTTGTAAAGCATCAACGTACTGCTGTCGCTCTTGCTGAATCGCTTGATGTTCTTGAGCCACCTGCGCTTGGTAGCCTTCAACTTCTTTGCGTTGTTCTGCAATCGCTTGGGTTTTTTTGGTGTAGTCAGATTGGCGGAGATAGGAAGTTGTTAAGTCCTCAAGGGTTACAGTCTCTTCTTTGCCATTAACCATAACGGCATAGAGGTCTGTCCCTTCGGCCTCAACGTCTTCATCCTCTACTTCTTCTGACTCCTCGGCTTCCTCTTCCGTTTCGGCACTTGCCTCAACTTCCGGTTCTGCTTCGGCTTCCTCGGTAACTTCCGGGGCGGCTTGTTCTTCTGCTTCTGGGGTATCCTCTGGAGGGTCCATTAGTCCTAGAAAAGCCTGGGCAGCAACATTCATGCTGCCTTCATCATCAAACATTCCTGGTTGGGGTCCGCTTGCTGTATTAGCCGGTGCTTGTGGCGTGTCGGCCATAAAATTCTCCTAAATGAAAGGTGACTGTTCCTGTCGTGCGCGATCCAACTGCCCGGTCTCCAAAATGGATTCCAGGTGTCGGCGCACACGTTGTAGAAGTTGTAGCCCGAGCCAGATTTGTTCCCTGGCTTCTGTTTCATTACTCGTTGAGTTTTCCCAACGAGTCATTAATTCTGTTCTTAAAGTTTCAAACGCTTCTTGGAAAAGGTCATTTTCCAGCAAGCGTTTTGCGTCTTCTTCTCTGCTCAACCTTTTTTCTGCTTTTTCTGGACGCGCTTGGCTTTTACCATTGATTTAACTTTTACGGCTGGTGAGCCAGGATATTTAACGGTGTAACCGCCTTTCCCTTTCTTAATTGGCATTAAGTCGATCCTATGGCCACTGCTCGTTTCTGTTCTCTTTCAAGCTGTAGCTCTTGCATTTTCAGTTGTGCATCCACCGCATCAGCAGCCGCGACCTGCTCGATCTTCTGCTGCTTCACC